GCAAGATTAGTGTGGGAGGGGTAAATGAACAGAAGAAAGTATAAGATTATTTACCCCTCATTTGAAAAATGGCTGCGAGACCACAACATGAGCGTTACAGAGCTTGCCCATTCACTAAATATGGTGGATAACGGCCTGTATGAAATCTTGTATGGTTTTCGTCAGCCGAGAATGAACACCATTCGCAAAATGTTGGCCTTCACCGGGTTGACGTTCGAAGAACTGTTTAAGGAGGAAAAATAGGTGTTTACAAAATGAATCGCATCAACGGAATCATTGCCGGCCTGTCATTCCTCGGTCTGCTGTCTGCCACAGGTTACGCTGAACTCGACAAGCTGTCGATGGGCGGTTATACAGTTCTGGCAGCACTGCTGTTGGGCGTTATGCTTATCAGCGTGCGCAGCGCTGTCAAGCACTACTATGAGGGCGACTGAATGTGGACGAAGAAGAAAGAATCCGATATTCTGTCGCAGATGGCATCGGATGCACGAGTGTGCGATGCGGACAAGAGCAAAGCCGAACCTGTTTTGCAGCCGGGCGCACGGTTTATCAGTGTTATGTCGGAAAGAGGTGAGAAGAATGTTAGTGAAGATCAACGGGATTCCGTTTAACCCGGAAAGCGTGCTGCGGTTCGCACCGCGGAAGAAGGGCAGAATGAAATTTGAGCCGGACGATATATGTACGCTGTCCATGATGGCGGCGCAGGCAGATTACGTTGAAAAGTGCGGATTCAAGACTTGGACTGTTGACAAGATGGGTTGGCGGTTTATGCTCTGGAAAGACGAGTTCGGCAACACGTTCCCACAGTGCTTTGCACCGCTCAGTGGGAATTTGGAGATGCCGGAACGGGCATGAGAAAAGCCGCTGACGGGTGGTAGGATACCCAATCAGCGGCATGCAAAAACATTACACGGTGATTATAGCACCGGACGGAGGAAAAAGCAATGGTAAAAGACAAGAAGTTATTCCACGAACTGCTCGACATTGTGCTCGACAAAGAGCCGGAGAGCGGCGCGGACATGAACGTTTCCAGTTTGAAGTGCACCGCTTCGGTTTGGCTGATGAATGTCGATGACGGTAAGGTTATCGGAGTAAAGGAATATTATACTCGCGTTGGTGATGAAACATGGGCGAAAACGAAAGACGGGAAAATGAAAATCGTGCGTGACGAGGACGTTTTGGAGGCGCTGCACAATGCGTGATACACTGACCGGCTGCCCCGAGCGGGCGTTAGAGCCGCCGGAACATACTATGCCGATCGCAGACCGCTGCTGCATTTGCAAAGAGCACATTTACGTTGGAGAGGTCTACTTTGACTTCGATGGCGATGCAGTCCATGAGGATTGCGTAAGTGATTACGTCAAACGATTCAGGAGGTTCGCAAGTGAATCTGACTAACGCAAACTACTACTCTCTCGAAGCAAACCGCGAGTTCATGAGCGTTTCACAGCTCAAGTCGTTTCTCAAGTGTGAGGCGGCGGCTATGGCTGAGCTCCGAGGCGAGTACACCCGCCCGACGACGACCGCTCTACTCGTTGGTTCGTTCGTGGACGCATGGTTCGAGGGTACGCTCGACCAGTTTCAGCAGGAACACCCGGAAATCTTTAAGAGGGATGGAAGCCTGAAAGCCGATTATGTGCAGGCGACACGCATTATCCAGCGTGTGGGCGAGGACAAACTGTTCATGGAGTATATGAGCGGTGAGAAACAGGTTATCCGAACCGGTGAGGTGTACGGTGTGCCGTTCAAAATCAAGATGGACAGTTACTTCCCCGGTGAGAAGATTGTAGACCTAAAGTGCATGAGAACGATGGAGCCTATCATGGGCAAGAACTTCGTCGAGCATTGGGGCTACGACATTCAGGGTGCTATCTATCGTGAGGTAGAGGGCAACGGACTGCCGTTTTATCTGGCGGTAGTAACCAAAGAAGAAGCAACCGACCTCGAAGTGCTGAGTGTTCCGCATGAACACCTCAATCAAGTGATGTGGGACTTGAAGCCCAAAATCGAGCGAGCGGCACTCGTAAAATCCGGTAAGGTAAAGGCCGAACGCTGCGGCGTTTGTCCGTACTGCCGCAAGACAAAAATCCTGACAGAACCGATTGACTTTGAGTTCGCAGGGCTGAGCAACGACGAAATCAAAGCAAGAAAAGGAGAATGGTAAAAATGGCAAGCGCATTGATCTACTGCCCATCTGGTGGCGGTAAGACAGTAAACAGCACGCGAGTGCTGACCCGTGAACGTGGACGTAATCTGCTGCTGTGCTCGGATAATTCGAGCATCGTACTGGGCAACTTCGATCGCCCGAACCTCGATATTCAGACGGTGAAGCACTGGCTGAACAAGGATAAGACCGGCGTAGCACAGAAATGCTTCCACGATCAGTTTGATTCTGCGGTTGAGAGCAAGAAGTACGACAACATCATTGTAGACAATATCAGCGATTTGTTCGATATGAGCATTCTGGAGCTCAAGGACAGCGGCAAGTTTAATGACAACCGTCAGGCATATCAGGCTGTCTACGAGGGCATTAAGCGTCTTGTGCGTAAGGCGGGACAGCTTGATTGTGACGTTATCTTGACTGCTTGGGCAGAGCAACAGCAGATTGTTCTGCCGACCGGTAAACAGGCTATGAGAATTACGCCGAAACTGCCGCTGAAAATCCTCGATAACGTCTGCGGCCTTGTAAATATCGTGGCGTACATCAACACGGCTACTAAGCCGGACGGCACGCCCGGTTGGTATTACATTACCGAGGGTAAGCCGACACTGTATGCAAAAGACCAGATTGCCTGTCGCAAGACCTGTATGCCGGAGGATATTTTCCAGCCGAAAAAGGAGGATAAGAAGTGAAAGAGAAGTTTTTAACCCTCTGCCGTGAGAACATTCACCGCGAGGGCATTGACAAGCTGCTTGCATGGCTCGAAAAGAGTGATTTTTTCACTGCGCCTGCAAGCACCCGTTTCCATGGTGCGCATGAGGGCGGGCTCGTAGAGCACTCGCTGAATGTGTATGAGCAGTTGGTGAACGGCAATCCGACTGAAACGACCGCTATTGTATCTCTGTTCCATGACCTGTGCAAGACCGATTACTACACGGTCAGCACGCGCAACGTCAAGGAAAACGGCGTATGGGTGCAGAAACCGTATTACACGGTTGACGATAAGTTCCCGTATGGGCACGGAGAGAAGTCGGTGTTCATGATCGAGCGTTTTATGTGCCTGACGAACGAAGAAGCATTCGCTATTCGTTTCCATATGGGCGAATACAGTGACCCGAACACCGGCAAGGCATTTGAAAAGTATCCGCTTGCGCTCCTGCTGCATCAAGCGGACGAGAGAGCAACATTTATGATGGAGGCAAGAAACAATGATTAACTGGAATTTCAATGAGAATGAAGTAGAGGAACGCTCCTTTGAGGTAGTGCCGGTGGGCAAGCACCGTGTCCGCGTGGAGAGCGCGGAGGAAACCAAGTCCAGCAAGGGCAACGATATGATTAAGGTTGTGATGCAGGTTAGCGGCATGGCTGCAAAGCTGTTTCATTACATCGTGTTCATGCCGGATAACACGCAGCTCACCAACACCAAGCTGGCGGAGTTCTGGGATTCGTTCGGCATCCCGAAGGGCAATCTGAGCACCGGCTCGTGGGTTGGCAAGATCGGCGCGTGCAAGGTTAAGCACGAGGAATACAACGGTGAGCCGTCCGCAAAGGTTTCCTACTTCCTGCGTAAGAAAGATCAGGATGCACTTCCTGCATGGCAGGAACCCAAGGGCATTGCATCCGTTTCTGGCGCGCCGAACGTCAGCGCAGAAGATTTCGTGGATGCTGACGGCGGTGAGAATCCGTTCGCGTAAACCGTTTAGCCCATGGAAATCAAATTACGCGACTACCAGAAAGAATGCATTGCATCCCTGCCGAACAAGGGTGCAGTTATGTGCCAAATGGCAACGGGTTTGGGTAAGACGGCTACGTTTTCCCAAATCCCGCGCCGTGGGCGCG